CATTTTGTTGGGCCAGATACTCTTGATTGAGTGTGCGAGTATGTGGCTTATAGTGCAACGTAAACTGTTTCACGAATTTTGGCACACTCACACCCGTAAACTTGTTAGGGGTGCTTTGGAAAGTACCAAAATCAGCTTTAAAGCGAAAGTCTGAGGGTAAATATCTAACTTTAGGCATTAGTCACCTCTTTCTTCACTATACGTTGCGTATAAGCCCCTTAATTGCCCGATTATGCTATTCAAAGTTAGGTTAATCGGATAAGTCACCATGTCAGTCAAAGCAACTCTATAAGTGAAATATGAGCTTGTGAGGGCTATTACAGCCGTGTCAAATAGAGATTCTACACTGTCAAGGTCGTAGAATTTTGGATCACTACCGACTGCATTGATAATGTACTGTTGAGCCGATTCAATGTAAGCTGGAATGAGTGCAGTGTCGTCTGTCTCATCCAGATTGAGGGTCTGCATGATAGTTTCCTTAGATACACTCATTACTTACCTCCTAATTAAGCTCCAGTAGTAAGATTAGCTTTTTGGTCAGCGATAGCTTTGAATGACGCTGGCACAAACGCTTCTTCATCCGTTTTAACAACATCGAAGCGATCAATAACACGTACTTTAGTCGTATCCGTTTCAAATGCTCCACCACCGATGTTAGTAGAGAGCAATGACAAGTGTTGACGGTCAAACAATGTTACCGCTTGTTTCAAGTCACCAAAATACAACGGCATAGCTCCACCAGTACCGTTAGCAAGCCAGCGGTCTGAAACTTCTTTAACTGCGAAACCATCGATTGAGTAGCCAGTTGGTGATTTAACATCACGTTCCATGAGGTAGTCACCCATAGCGTTCTTAACTTTCTTAAGGGCAGTAAAGCCTGAAGTGTTAGTCAAGAAGAATGAAGTTTGTTTGATTGCTGGGTCAACTTTAGCTTCAAGGTCGATAATATCATCCCACTTAGCCAATGTTGGTTTAGTTGGGAGTGTAGCGATAACATCCAAGATAGCTTTGTTACGAGTAACAACAACTTTTTTCGCTATCCAACCAGACAACCAAGCAAGGATATTTTCAGCAGAATCAGCAAGCAAGCTGTTCGTTACTGTTGAGATACCAGCATAGCGTTTGATAGCGTAGTGGATAAGAGAAAGTTTTGGATCGTCATTAGCACCGATTTGCCCGGCTTCGTCATCAAGTTTAGAAAGACCAGTAATTTCAGCCCATTTTTCGTAAACACGAGAACCAGTAAGAGTAGTTACGTTTTCAACGTTAACGTATTCTTGCAATGAATCGTATTGACGAACCAATGTATTGATAGCTGTACGGATATCTTGAGGGATAGTCAAGCCAGCGTCAGCACCAGTTCCGTCTGTTTTAGAATCAAGCAAGTTTTGGTAACGACCACGGACAAGGTTTTTAAAGTCTTTAACGAAAGAAGCTTTAACTTCTTCTTCGTTTTCAGTCAAAGGTTGTTTTTCTTCCTCTGACATATTCGCTACTTCACTAGCACGCGCTTCTGTGTATTGTTCTTTGAACATGTCACGCTTCATTTTAGCGGTGTCACGCTCGTTTTTGATTGCTTGCAATTCTTCAGCGGTAACTGAATCATCAAGCATAGCTACGTTAAGTTTTTCATTAAGATTTTCGACCTTGTCGCCTTGTGCAACCCAAAGGTCATGCAATTCGTTTGATGTTTTCATCAATCATCTTCCTTTCATTTTTCAAGTAGAATAGCCAATTTCTGCTCACGCAATGAATTGGTTTTAGGTGTAGCAATCATATTCTTAAATTTAGTGATTGCTGATTTGCTTGGTAGTTGATGTACGGCATTCGTAACCATGATTTCTTCTTCATCATCATTGAAGAACATGATTTCGTCCGCAAAGCCTTTATCGACGGCGGTTTTAGCGTTAAGCCATGTCTCTTTAGCCATGAGATCAAGTAATTCCGGTTGTTTAAGTCCAGTCTTCATTTCATAAGCTAATGCAATAGACTCATCAATGCTATTAAGCACCGCTGATTGATGCTCTAGGTCGTCGCTATTACCGACGATACCAGTAGATGCCTTATGTATCATGATATGTGCCGTTGGACTGATACGCACGGTATCACCAGCCATAGAAATGACACTCGCAGCACTAGCTGCAAGTCCTTGTACATTAACCACAATACGCTTGCCGCTAGCCTTAAGCATTGTATAGATTTCGCTAGCTGCGAACACATCACCACCATTAGACGCAATGTTAAGCGTAATTTCTTCGTCTTCATCGTTATCAATGGCATCTTGTACCAGTTTTGGATAGGTACTAGACATGCCAAAATATTCGTAGAAAGCACCAGCATCATCACTTACAATATCGCCTTTAATGTCAATCTTGCCCATTTGTCTCACCTCCTTTCAATACGGTTCGGTTAGGGTTTTCACCCTTCGGCAACTCTTTAGGCAAAATCTCAGCTTGTTGCAAAATATACAAGCCTTGATTTTGTGCGAGTGTGCCACTTTTAACCATGCTATTGATACGGCTGATATAGTTAGCACCAGTCGGGTCAACCGCTGGGAAAATATCCGCATCCACATCGCATGAAAGTTTTTGAGACAATTCACTAAGAAATGGTCTTAAATAGCGTGCGACTGCTTTAGAGTACACATTAGAGCTCATTTCTAGTGATGATTGTTGGTCACCTTGTCCACCGACAACGTTCTCTGGGATACCGTAGACTTTTGCGAATTGTCCGGTCGTCCAGTCTGCTTGCTTAAGTAATTGGGCCACGTTGGACTTGATTTCAAGAGGTGTGAAGTCCTCTAAATCATCCAATACCAACGGACCGCCTTGCATTTGCTTCATTGCTTGTCGAGAACGTGAAACCTTGGTTTTGAAATCGAGCAAACCACCGCCCTTGATTTTCAAGATACCATTGGCATTTAGGGCATTTTTAAGCGAATTAAGCGTTAGTTTATCACTAGCTTTTTGAATATCTAATTCTCTACCCAGAGCCATCAATGGACTTACGCTTGTCAAACCGCCGTCCACAGATAGCAATCTAAAGTGTAAGATGTCGCTTTGTGGAACGTGTTGTTTTGGCGGTATGCGTGGGTCATCGAACGTGATGTTGTAATAAAGACCATTCTGATTATCCATGCGGTTAAATGAGACTTGAGACGGTCTTAAATACTCCCACTTCATATCACGCCCGTTGTCATTACGCCATCGATATGCAAAGGCTTCACCACCCAATAGCATTTGAGCAAAGATAGACTGGTAAAAGTTAAAGCGGTTAGCGTTGTTAGATGGGTTATCCACAATGCCTTGCATTTGCTTTCGGCTAGTTGTTAACTTTGCAGTCGCAAGGTCGTTAGATAGCTGACTGATAATAGAGAATAAATCCGAATTCTTAAGAGCAGTTTCGGCTGAAACCCACTCACTACCGTTTAAAGTAGCTAAAAACTCTGGATCAGTGATATCAAAAAAGCCCCCTTGGTTACTCGGTGGGCTTTCGGTAGCTATATTAAATATCGGCAATTATTATCACCTCCTTTCTAGCCTTTCTTAGCGGCTAGCTCACTAATTAAACCTGCTAATACGAATGTAATGGTCATACTGATACCGAACCACACGTAACCGAGGTTATAAGTTGTTAAATTAAGCGAAATCGCAGCTAAAATGAACATAAGGATGTCAAAAATAGCCCAAATCGCCTTAAAAAACTTCAAAATCATGTATTAATACTCCTCTAGTAGCCCACTATCTGGGTTTTTTAACCAGTTTAGAACGGCTTCTTGACTCATGTGTTCGACCTTCCACGTTGGATTGTTAGTGATGGCGTAGTCTTCAAACGCATACATCCCATCATAGAACGCATCAATTAGGGCATCCACCACGTCGATTTTATAGGTCGATTTCATTTTATCTACCTGAATACCGATGTTGTCCTCTTTAATTACCGCATTTATCAAGGCTTTTCGCATGATTTCATCATCCAAACGGGTGATATTGCCTTCAATAAAGAGCGTTTGAAGGAATTTAGTCGGGTCTTTCAGTTCGCTTGTCCGTTGTCTGATTGGCATAAGTGGAAAGCTCGTGTTAGACTCTAAGGCTTTGATAAGCTTTGAAACCCCCATAGCGTCATAGCCGAAGAAGACTACATCAAGCTGATTATCTTCCACATACTCACAAAACCAACGGTAAACTTCCTCTGGATTGATTAGTCCTTGTGGGTGACTGGTAATCGTACAGTAGCCCTTGGTTTCCAAGTCTCGATAGTTAACGCCGTCTTGTTTTTCTTTGGCTTCAAGTGAGCCTGCTTGTTGCCACGGAATGAAACTATGCTGTTCTATATGCCATTTTTGGCTACCGTCTGCCCCTAGATAAGGATAGACAAAGCCAATTGCGGTGTTGTCGCTAAACATTGAGGCATCAAGCCCAACATAAGCACGTCTGCCACGTATATCAAAATCAGAAATGACCGAGCGCTCGATGTCTTCCAGCTTTAAGAAGCTGTTTTCATCTTGTTCGCCCCAAAGGTTCATATTCTTGATTATAAAATCGTTGATATTTCCAGATAAAAGGTCAGCGTCTCTCTTATCCATAAGACCTTTTAAAAGCGTATCGTGTTCGCTTTCAAGGTCTAATAAGGGGTTCGACTTGCTCCATGTTTCAGGCATATAAATCTCATCTATGCTATCCTGCGACCAAACGAGGCACAATTGAGTATCACCAGCCCTGTCGTCACGCTCCATAATCCCTTGCATCATCCGTTCATCGTGTCTTAATGGCGAAGTGGGGTTTGGATAGGCAGTGGAAATTTGAATAAATTGTCGGTTTGGAATTTTAACCTGCCCAGAAACGATTTTAGAAATGCTCGTTCGGTCTTTCAAATCACCCGACTCATCCATAATCGCATTGGTCAAGTAAAGTGGAATCCATCATAGTTACCGCTTTCGGAAGATATAGCCCTTAAAACGTTGTTATTCGTTCTCATAATGACTTGTTCTGACTGGATAGATAAGTCCAACTCTTCAGCTAGAGACTTAAAAGGTTCTTTGGTGATTATCTGTTTAAGTATATTCTTAATATAGCCCATTAACTTCATAGTCTGCTTGAAGTTGATTGAGCTTACCAGATAATCTTGGTTAGATAGTCCAAGTCCTTCGAAAAGGTAAGAGAAACACATAGAAATAGCCTGAATGTACGTTTTCCCTTGACTACGACCAACAGATACAATGACCTGTGAAAAGCGTTTGCCACCCGTTTCATTGCGCCAGCCAAAAGATTGACTAAGCAAAAACTCTTGCCACGGCATAAGCGCTGTTGGCTGTCCCGTGTCAACGTTTGGACAGATTTTAGCAAACTTAAGCACTTTACCAGCTTCTGCCAAGTCGTAACGATAAGGAAAACCGGAATTCCCTTGATGTTTTAAGTCTCTCAAGTGCCTTAGACAAGCAAGTTGCATCATGTAACCAGCTTGTGTTTTCCCATCCATCACCTCAAAAGCGTATTTAGTCCCTGGGTCTTGATATTTTTCTCTAACTTCCGAAAAGTCACTGTCTTGATATATCTTTGTTATTGTTTTATTCGTTATTTGTTTAGTTTCCACTTTTTAAATCACCCCCCTTCTAATAAAAAGAGATGGGGAAATAAATTCCTCATCTTTTTAACTGTTTAAAAAGTCCTGCATCATTTCAGCAGTCGATTTTTCAGGTTTGCTACTATCAGCAATCGTCAGCAACTCTGCCCTGCCTTTTGGCGTAAGACCTAGTTGCATGGCTATCTGATTCAGCGTAGTTGTTGCATCCTTCATCGTTGCAACCGCTGGATTCTTTTTAAAGCCAAGCGACTGCTCGCCTAAAATCTCACCGCTTCCCTGCGCCTGTACAAGCTTTTTGATTTCCTGCTGGATGCCGTTTAGCTTGATATCTTCATAAGCCAGCTTGTAAATTTCGTAGTTAGTGCAGTAGGATTCCACCAAGAATGTATCTATGCGCTCGACCTTGCCTGTTCCTTCTAAAAACGGAACGACTTTGCGCCAAACCTCCCTAGCTACCTGTCCTAGATAGTTTGGTGGGTCACTCGGTAAACGCCCTTTATTTTGTTTATAAAATGGATTTTTAACCAAGTTCGCCTCACCTCCTTCTAGTTCATTTTGACATCCTTTAAAAATCTGAAAAATTGGTGTCCGACATAAAAGAACACCTTGTGGCGGCTCTCCTTGGCACGAGAAGGGGGCGGGGGTCAATTTTAAATTGGGCCGAGGGTTTATTATACCACCCTTATTATAAAATCGTGCTATGGGCTTATTAGAGGGGTTTAATGACGTCCTCTTTTTTGCGGGCTATTAAATCTGCCCACGTAGCCACGGAAAGTCGTAGCTCGGTGTTCTGTTTCGTTCTATTTTGACCAGTACCATAGATTTCTTGCTCTAAGGTCCTCTTGGTGTTATCACAGCTTCTGCATGTAGCTACTACGTTTGAAATTTCAGTTCTAAGTTCTGGAGCTATTTCAATGGGTGTTACGTGGTCGCCTATACGTGCGTCTGGTGTGGTCACACCCAACGCTAGACAGTACTGACACAGATAGTTGTCACGTTCTAAAGCTATCTTACGAATAGAAGACCAAATCTTTGAGCGATAGAACGCATACCGTTCCTTACTCTCGTCGTCTCGGTTCCTTACTCGTGTGTTGTATCTCGTCCGTGAGTATCTCTGTCTCTCTTGTGTGTATGCTGCTTCCATGTCCTTGTGTGTAGTACAGTAGTGTGCTGGTCTCTCTGTTAAGGCACGGCACCCCTCTGCCTTACATCGTCTGACCATCGGCATCGGCATACCTCCTTTCAGATAAAGTAAAAGAAGAACACCACTGTGTCCTTCTGATTCGATAATACTATGTTACCACGTTGTTAGTATGATGGTGTATGAATTGGTATATACCACTGTAGATTAGTCCAAATACTTCTCAGCTTGTCTTAACTTAACGTAGTAGGTAGCCTTACTAAAGCCCATGCGGTCACATATCTGCCAGATATCTAGCTGGTCTATGTATACCATTTGTAGTAGGGATCTAGCGTCTATATCCCCCACGTTTGCTATCTGCCGCCGAAACTCTAGTTTCTGCTTAATAGCTTCAGCCGTGAAGCGTTCTACTTCTTCACGAGCCGTCATGAGTTCGACATAGATATCATCCTTACCCTTACGCTTGCCACCTTGCACCATGTCAGTCTGCATAGCGCCAGCCGTTACTTTTAGCGCTTGTGATTCCAGTCTCTTAATCTGTTCTATCTGACTGTCAATATATCTATCAAGTGCCTTGATTTGTTGCAGCCGTTCCACTGTTCTCATAAATTACATTCCTTTATGGTATAATATTATTAATAGCGTTTGAACAGTCCTGGGCATTAGTCTGGGTCTTTTTTGTTTACAAGAATAAAGCCTGTGGATTGCATGAGAATGTAATTTTTTAAGTCCTCTTTTACAACATTTCCATTCTTGTAGGTTGCTTTGATAATTTGTTCATCGAAAACCAGTGCATCAACTTGCACCATTTCCTTAAACTCTTTATCCCACGCTCTGAATCTTGGTATCATTGCCATCACCCTCTCAACGTTTTTTGTCCTATGCAATAACCATCAAACCAAATTTCTGGCAACTCACCGTAACCAAATCTGTAATTCATGCTTTTGTTGAGCGTCAGAAACATCCTTGATGTTCCTCTTCTATCTTTGAATGTAGATATTGATATATTTCGTTCAAAACCGCCATGTTTCAAGCTTTTATCATAAAGCTTACTAAATGCTTTGACATACTGTTTCTTTCGCTGCCGCCTGTTCATTGCCCTCTCCCTTTCAGATAGCTGGGAATGTCATCCCCAATGTTTACTTGGTCGTATTGTTCCTTGCTGACAAGGAACTTGCCGTAAGCTCCGCAATCAATAGTGTAGAGATCATTAATTTTCTCTTTCCCGGTAACCTTGCCATACATTTCAGAACCAGCGTTATCTACCCGATGGATAGTTACTGTCTCTACCCTGCGTGGCACTGTCAGAACGTAGTAGACTGACAGCATGTTGATAGCTAGTGATACTAGTAGTATGATTGTAGCTATCGTTAAATCTTTATGTTTCACTCATAAACCCCTTATATACCTTTTTTAAAATCTCGCAAACCAAACTCAGAGGAATGTTTGACCTCTCATTATAGGATTTCGTCCAATCTTGAAATTTGATGTCATTTGACTTCTTTTCATTTTTAAGATTCAGTTCAATATTTCCAGAAAATCGAGTTGGTTTAGAAATCGGATAGTCGTCATAATTGTTGTATCTTGTATGATTTTCAAACGGGATTTCGAACCCCAGCACTCTCTCGATGTATTGCCAAATTCTGCCATGAGCTGGGTTCTCTATGATCCAATATTTGGGCTTGTATCGTTTGATGATTTCGACTGTATTGAACACACACAATTCACCATTGATTCGTTTCATAAGTTGTTTATTTGGGTAGTATTGATATCTGTCATAATCCTTATGATCACGAACGGTAAATATCGACAAGGGTTCTTGTGGTTGAAATAAAGAGTCACCTTGCTCTTGTTTCCAACAAGCATTTCCTCTATCCATGGCGCTAGCGTTAGACCAACTTTCACACGGTGGGCTAGCGATAATCAGATCAGGTTTAGGCAATTTGTCCAATGTGTCAAATAGTGTGTTATTTCCAAACAAACGGCTATAATCAGCTAAATTCAGATTGATAAAATGATGATTTTTATTTTCGATATCAATACCTATTGGATAGATTTCAATATCTTTGCCCAGTTTCTTTACACCTTTTGTGTATGATCCGTTTCCACTGTCAAACAATGCCCAGACAATCATCCTAGAGGTCTTCCTCTTTGACGAAAGTTCCATTTACCATCTTTCCTTTCCGATTCTTGATTTCCTCGTATGCAATACCGAGACATTCAGTGACATCAAGGTCTAATTGATGTGCCAGCACGATAATTGTTACTAGCGTGTCACCGATTGCGTCCTTAAGTGCCGCCTGTGGTTCAGTGAATTTCGTCGGTTTCAAGAGTACATCTCGAATTTCTCCGACTTCCTCAGTGATTCGCATCCACTGAATCTTAGGGTCAGCCTGCTTTAAGTTGCGTTCGTCTGCCCAATGGTTGATTTTATTGATTAGATTATTCATCGTCCACCTCCGCACTCTCGATTTCAAACTCGACATCTTCGAGTAATAAGTTGTTTTGAAAATCTACGAAACATTCGATTGCGTCTGCATCTTCGGGACTGTATATAGACACTTTTTCTAGAAAGTCTTCAATATCCGTGGTGCGAACGCCATACTCTGTACGCTCGTGAGTTATTTCTGCTTCCAAAACGTCGTAACATGCAGTGTAGCTAATTTCGTTAGTAGTGTATTTATAATTTTTAATCTTCATCACTCCACCTCTTCCATTTCCACTGTATACATCCTTGAATTGTGGTATTTAACACCTCTCAAACGATGTAACTCGTTGATAGCGTCGTTCTTGTTGCTGACAATATGCTCACTGTCTGGCATATTGTCGTAATAAACAATTACTTTGTATTTCATGATTCTGTTTCCTCTACTTCGTAGTAATCAATCTTTGCAAAATTCTTAGGGCTGATAGTAATCACCCTTTTTTCTGGTTCAATCTGCTGTAACTGAAGACATTGTATATTGCCTACTTCGAGCCATTCCAACATGTCCAGAATACGTTTGAGATTTTCTTTCACCTTGATGGTTTCATCCATGTATGGATTTTGCAGTCTAATATTTGTCATAATTCAACCCTCGCTTTTATCTATGTAGATCACCGTGGCAGTAGCTACCATGAAGCCGTATTCCTTATTTACGTCATAAATAACTCTGACGTCCAGTAATTCAACACCATTTTCTTCAATCCACTCGTTTATTCTCTCGTCCGGTAATTGCTCCAGCGTTAAGATGCGATTGAGCTTTTTTGCGTTGATTCCCAACTTAGCGCTGATATATTCCATATCTTCGTGGTTAGCCCAGAACCATTTCGAAAACTCTTGCGTTTGACCTAATACGCTTGTGTGGTCGTAACTGCTCGGAGCGTATACGCCGACTAGCTTGTCTTTGCATCTACTGTTCATTCAAGCTCCTTGATTTCAAGTTCAATGCGTGGGTTAGGACTGTACTTCTTACGAGCTCTCAACTCGCAAACAATGCTGTCATCCGTCCAGACGATACCCTTCTTATCAACTTTGTTGTAGCCAGCTTTTGAAATACTGTCAAAGAGCGATTTGACCAGATTATCAACGTCTGGAGTTTTCGCATGCCAAAGTGTTTCAGACATGAACCGCTTGAACGCATCCCACGTTTTAGCCCTTGCTTTTGGCGTTGGTTTCTTCGATACATTCAGCGGGGCTTTCATGTAAAATACGACATCGACTGAGATAGGGCCGTCAAAGAATTGCCCATCATATTCTTGTTCAATAAGCTGCGAGCATTGCCTGCGCCACGACTTCATTTTAGGGTCTTCATAAGTTCCAAACTTGCTGAATCGCGGCCTTGTTTGTGGCTTCGGTTCAATATTTAAAATCATTCTCATAGTGCACCTTAGACCAATTCCACTTCATATCCATCCACTCCCTTACCTCTTTTCAGAAAGTTTGGTCCTTGCTGTTGCGGTGCTTGTTGCCCGTAAGGTCCTGCATAGCCGTTGTCATTGCCAAATGCTCCCGATGTATTGCCTTGGCTGGCGTTGCTACCTTCACGCGCTGCACGGCTTTCCAGCATTTGGAAGTTTTCAGCGACAACCTCGGTTACATACACACGTTGACCTTGCTGATTCTCGTAGCTACGTGTCTGAATACGTCCAGTAATTCCAATCAATGCGCCTTTCTTAGCCCAGTTAGCCAAATTCTCAGCTTGCTGACGCCAGATAACACAGTTGATAAAGTCCGTTTCACGTTCGCCGTTAGCGTCCTTAAAGGTACGGTTAACCGCAAGGCTAAATGTTGCAACAGCAACATTGCTAGGCGTGTAGCGTAGCTCTGGGTCTCTTGTTAATCTTCCGACAAGACAGACTGAATTAATCATAGTTTTCTCTCCTTCTATTCACGATTTAGTAAATCGTCCAGTTTGGGTTTAGATTTTGGTCTTGACATTAACTTAAATGTATTTTCAATTCTTCTTCGGTCATACTAGCTATGTTTTGATAGCCGCTGACAGTGTAGTTTTGTTTGTATTCCCAACCGTTTTTGCTAAGTAAACGTTTAAATCTGTCTTTATCGTCTGAATCTTCAAAGTAGACTTCAAGTGTCATTTTTTGGCGATAACGTTTTGATTCTGGAATGTTAGCTTCTTCAATTGTTGGCGTGTTTTCGATAATTTCGCCCGTTTCTGAATCGACAACTAATGCCGTTGGTTTCGTTTCTGCTATCTTTTCTTTTTGTTTTTGCAATTCAGCTTGTCGTAGTGCTTCTTGTTCTTGTCTTTTGCGTTCAGCTTCTTGTTCTTGTAATTCAAAAGCATGGTCTGAACGAATCTGATCTAACACCTCTGCTAATGTCAGATTTTGAAGCATACGGATATACGGTTGGTCGGTCATTCCGTACTCTGAACAAAGTCCAGATATGGATTGAGTGGCTTTTTTAAATTCCTCTTGTTTTTGATATTCAAAAGTAACCATGTCGTCTAATGCCTTCATAGTCGCTTTTTTAAGAGTTACACCGTCCGCCATAAAATCGCCATTTTTGATGTATTCCGTTGCTTTTCCATCAAAAATGCGAGGGTCAATCATATAGTCGCTGGCTTTGTTAGCTAAATAGCTTTTAACAGTGTCCAATCTCAGTGCTTTTTGATGATTTTCGAACTCTTTCACATCATTTGCAATTTGGTTGATAATGTTTTTAAGAGGTTTCTCTGTTTCCTTGATATATTTTTCAAAATCCGTCGCTGGTTTTGATAACTCATTCTTGATTTTGATACGTTCGTCTGAAATTTGCTTGGTTAATTTTCGTAATTCAGCCAAAACTTTCTTGTCGTCTTTGATAGTGCCAGCAGTGACTGTGTAATTTTGATACTTAGCAACTACATCAGCAATGCCTTTTTCAAAAACCTCTTGCCCTACAATTTCAACTTTAGCTTGTTCAATATTAACTTGTAATTCTTGCATTGTTCACACCTCGTTAATAGTCGAGAAGTTCGCCTTGAACTGGCTCGTTTTGTGAATTGGCAACCGGTTGAGAATTGCTTTCACTTGTTTGTTGGAAATGCGTTTGTTCTTGCTTCATTTGTTCGATTTGCGCCAGCTTACGAGCTCTAACATCCTCTTGTGTCTCTTGTGGCGTTACATCCTTGATTCTGTCGAATGTTTCACCGCCGTCATCCTCAGTGTACATATTTCCTAAATCCTCTGGGAAAGCTTCACGTAAGGCATTGACAAGAGCGGTTTTTCTAATCATGGTAGCTGGCATAGCGTTCCAAGTGCTTTGCTTTTTATCGTATTCTTCACGACTAACGAAAACCTCTACAGGAACCTTGAAATTCTTGCGGTAAACTCTTGCCCAGCCACCGACGAGCGTGTCGTTAGGTAGCAGCAACGCCCCTTTCCGCTCTACCATATCACCAGAATCGTCAACAACTACCACTCCGGCTTCAAAGCCTTCATAGTTTGGGTTTTGTGCTGCACGCTTCAAGAATGCTTCTTTTGAGACAATTAAGCTAAATTCAGCCCCACCATTTTTCTTTTTGTAAGCTACGATATAGACCTCGTTTAGCAATGGGTTGAGGTTACGACCTTTAATCAGCGATAAAGCTTGCCCAACTTGTTTTTCTGTCAATAAATCTTGTGGGTCGTAGTAGCGTTTAATATCTTGAAACGTCCAAACGCTTGTATCTGTTGAAATATCCCTTTTGTTTTGTGTTTGTAGTTGATTTGTCATGTTTTTATCTCCCTTGGGGTTTTCTAGTGTACGCTAAAAATCTGCGTCGATTTCTTAGCGAAATACATATATTCATTAATTTTCTCGATAAACGAATACAGATCTAAATCATCCATCATTTTCTGTTTGTGCTCTTTTGAGAATACAGGGCCGTGAATACGCTCGTAGTCTTCAAAGAGCTTTAGTTTTACTTCTTCTTCCGTCATAGCATCATCCTTCTAGCTGTTTTAGCTGATTGAGTGTATAGCGCTTATCTTTGATGTTGAGTGCTTTAAATACATTCCCTTCCAGTCCTGTCCGAATGCGGCTTGCGACACGTTCGCTGTAAAGGTTTGCAATTTCATCATTGCTTAAGTTGGTTGAGATAATCGTATTCTTGCGATGACTGAGCACGTCAAAGATAAATTCTTCTTCCCACGCTGACTTAGAGCGCCCTGAATCACTTTGTTTAACGCCTAAATCGTCCAGGATGAGATAATCAACCTCCACCAACAGTCTTGAATAGTAACCCTCTTTGCTCTCAAACTTAAAGCTCTCTCGGACTTTCCGTAATATTTCGGTCAAATTCACGAATAGCACACTCTTTGGTGTTCCTCTTTCCTTGAAAGTCTCATTCAGCGTTTTAGCCATTGCAATAGTCAAGTGAGTTTTACCGATTCCAGTAGTTCCCGTTAGCAAGGTGTTCCCGTCTACGCCATCAAGATATTTCTGCGTTTGTCTCTTCACGAAATCTAGCAGATTCTTTTCCTCTTGCGTTCTAGCGATGAAGTTATCAAAAGATGCTGACTTTAGCTCTTCGGGAATAGTGCTATCTCTCATAAGCACGTCATACGTTCTCAGATAGAGGTTTCTCTTCATGCTCTCTTTTGCCATCTCTTCTTCCTTTTTGTCTCTTTGCTCTTTGGCACACTTTGGACAAACTGGAGAGGGTTTGCGTGGTTGTTCTTCACCCGCAATTTTAACGTGGATATTAAGCTGTAACATCGGTACCCCATGAATAGGACAAACGTCCCCTAGCCTTTTTGTGTTTGCTATAATTTCAGCTTGCGATAGCATATAGATATCACCCCTTCCTAAAATGGGTTTTCATCCGTTCGAGTAGCTACCCATTCTTCATAAGTTTGTGGCTCTTTCTTTTGTTGTTTCTTGCCCTTATGATTTGCTTTGCTATTCCTAACAAGTTCAACCGTCATTAAGTTGTCTTGTTTCCATCGGTTTAAGATAGCCTTAATATATGCAAAGTTTGCCTTACCTTGGCTTACTGCTTCTTTTAGTGCTTCAAGAATAACGTCAGCGTTAAAATCTTCTAGCATGTACTGTAAGTCTTGCGTTTGGAGTGGTGATAGCGGTCTGCCTATCTCAGCTTCGAAAGATTGATAAAGATTTACAAGGTCTTGATTAAGAGGGGGAGTAGTGGTAGGTTGTTTTTCTTCTCTTACCTCTCCTCCCCTATCCTCTCCTATCCTATCCTCTCCTCCCCTATCCTCTCCTATGCAACCATTTGTCTGACATTTGGTTGTCAGTTGGTTGTCAGTTGGTTGCACATCTGACAACCACTGATATTTATTGCCTTCTACCAGTGCTATTTGTTGCATTTCCTCTGTGAATCTAGTGGGTTTCTTTCTATCCTTCCTAATAGAATTGTGTTCTGTCCAATCTGTTATAACTACCACTCCACTGTTAAACAACAGTACATAGTTGCCCTCGATTAGAAGTTTCATGTCTTCTTTCGTTGTGCCAACCAATCGCATGATAGTTTTAGGATTTCCGACAAAACCATCATCGTCAGCCTCTAGGTTTAAGAAGAAGTATAAAGCCTTTGTTGTAGGAGGTAAGTCAAGAAAATCATCAGTCATTACGACATCTCTACTGAACATCCTTCTATTTGCCACTTGTTCCTCCTTTTCTTTTGTGTTATAATCAAGTAAATCGTTTTGATGAACGTTGCACCTTTTGGAGTTTTCCAAGGGTGCTTTTTTTAATGCCTACCCTCCCACCACTTCTAATTATTTAATTACTTGTCTTCTTTGCCGTTGTATTTCTTAAAGCTCAATCCCAAAGTTGTGATGCCTGCTGCAATTACTACCAGCCCTAAAGTGCTAGCGATGCCCTCTTTCTCGCCGGTACTTGGTAGAGTACCACCATAAACGGCTGTTTTTGGTGTCTCTTTGCTCACTGGTGCGAGGTTGTAAGATACTGCGACAGATTGTGCCGCTTTTTTATCAACGCTCGTTTTAGGGGTCTTTTCTGGCGTGCTAGGTTTTTCTGGTGTTGGTTTAGTTGGTTCCTCTGGGATTTTAAGTTCTGGCAAGTCCAAAATTGGTGCATCGTTTGGAATTACGCCGCCCTCGAATGGTGGGAGCTCACGTACTTCTGGAATACCCGGAATACCACCTTGGAATTCTGGCTTGTCGTAAACTGGTGCTTCATTTGGTACTGTGCCACCGTTCCATTCTGGTTTGTCTAGCACTGGTGCATCATTCGGAACAGTTCCGATTGGCTCAGTATATTCTGGTTTCACACGTTCTTCCGGAATGCCAGGGATGCCGCCCTCAAATTCTGGGATGTCAACTTTTGGCGCATCGTGTGGAATTTCCCAAACTGGTTTATTCTCACCACTGGCATCACCTTTACCACCGACCAAGACGGCACGGCTAGAAGATGTAGCACCATCATTTTCGGCTTTCAACTCAACCTTGTTGGTTGGGTTGGTTGAATCTTTAACCGCATTGACAAGTTTAGTTTTGTACCAGATATAAACCATACGATCAAGGCGATCCATTTTAATTTCAAACCCGTGGTCTGATTTAGCCATTGACTTGATAAGTTCCATTGCTGACCCTTTATCCGTCCAAGGTTCAACGCTATCGACATAATTCATTACAAAATAGTCGTCTACAAGCTTTTGATTGTCGCTCATAGTATCGATAAGTGTCACATAGTTTAGGACACGGCGTGCATAGTTGACACGAATAGTCCAGTCAATCACAGTAGGGTCATCCTTGTCTTGGCTACCCCACTTAGCGACCAATTCATCCTTGCCGATTTCTTGTTCTTTGCCGATGTTTGCAGTAACGACTGTACCGTTGAAATTAACGGTCACAGGCTTACCTGATTCAACGGCATCCGTCCACTTAGCATCTAACTTCAAGCTCATTTGCTTGTTCAATGGGTGGTTTTTGAAGTAGTCATTGAAGACTGTAGTAACTGTTTGGGTTGCTACGTTCGTAGACGCTTTACCAACCACGTTATTCTCTGGGTTTTTCACATCAAAGTCATAATTTGTTTGGAAAGTGATTTCCTTTGGCAAGTTGAATGTGACTTTATCGCCTTCGTTGATAGCCATATCGTCTGGGAAGTTGATATCTTTGTATTCCACTTCAAACGGGTTATATTTACCAGTGCCATTAGGAAAGTCCACTTGCACGTTAGGGTTTTCGACGGTGATAGTGTCACCCTCTTTAGTCACGCTTGTAGGTGTTGCCGGTGTTTCTGCTACTGGTTGAGCTACCTCTGTAGTTGTTGCTGGTGCTGGTGTAGCTACTTCTGTAGTTGCTACCGGCGTTTCTGTCGGTACCACTGTTTCAGACGGTGTCACAGTAACATTGCCGGCATTGTCAGCCGTGTACACATTAGACACCGCTGGTTGAGCGTCAACTACTGGCTGTGTTATTTCATCCGCTGATACTTGACCAGCACCGATAAGCAATGCTGTAGCGAGTGCGAGTGTGCCACACAAGCCATAGGCTTTAGATTTAGTAAAAGATGGTTTTGCAATTGTTTGTGAAATCATGGTATAATCTCCTTGGTATAATTTTCTTGCATGGGCCCTAACCCATGCTTTTTTTAGTGCTCTCAACGTGCACCCATAGCCCCACCGTGTCATGTTTCAATGTTTTATTAGACTTGTAAATGGGAAAATTAGGAAAAAAGTAATTTAGTATAATTTTTGGGGAATTATGGGTATAAGTTACACTCCACGACGAGGCCGTGGCTGCACGTTGGAAGATTGATGATCTATTTACTGTTAAGATACTTAGCGGCTAGATACCGCTCACGTCTCTGACGTGCTTCATATTTCTGGTCGTTAATTTCTCGTGGTGTCCATACTGGTTCAAAGAAACATTCTTGTTGTGGCTGTTTTTTTGACCAAATCCAGCTAAATAGTTTTGATGGTTTCATTTGTTTATTTCCTTTCGTGATACAATTGAGTTATCCCAAATGAAGGGAGGTGGAATTATGAGCGAACAATTCGATGCATTTAAACAAGCAGCTGACAAGGCACTAACCGAATTTGCGGGCGGTTCTGATGCTATCGTCAAACTTGTTGATGAATTACTCAAAGCCCAAGCAGTTGATCTTGAAACTTCATTCAAGCTTCAAGAAGTTGATAAGCTTAATGCAAAGATTTCTAAACTCGAGAGCCGAGTTGCTGAATTGAATGATCAACTTTCTCGACACGATAAGTAGCTTCATTCAACTGTTTTAAAGCAGACATGCGCTCTTGCTCAACGCTGACATAGAATGCTTCTCTAGCTTTAATCCATTCCTCTAGCAAGTCGCTAGGGGTTTTTGTTATTTGCCGTGAATACGGCCATCTTGTTGGCCTCATGTTGTATTGTATTTCCTTTCTTCTTTCCCTAACCGCACTAGAGAGCTAGTGAGGTTTTTTAATTCATATATAATTTAAGGAGACTTATGAATATCAAATCGTTGTAGTTTCAGGTAGGTATTGCTTATATCTCCTCGCTAGCTCACTGCTACGGCTAGGGATGTATTGCTATTTGAATCTGTTTCTAGTTTTCCACTCGATGAAGGACTTAAATCCCTCATAGTTGATGAATACCAGTTTGTGCGTCGGGTTGAATACGTAGTCTCGAAAGTCTTTGTTATCCCTCATTTCTCGAATGAGGTTCTTTGCCATTGACTTTCCTAGGCCTTCCCACCGTTGCATTAGGTGGTCGTAGTCTCCCCACTCAGCCGTTTCGTTAACTCCGACTGGTTTGTAGGTGATTTCCATTGGTAGTCCTTTCCATTTGATATAATAGTTAATAAAAACGAGGTTTTGACATGAAGAATAAATCTGAAATATCTGCTTTTCTGATGTTCGTTGGGTTGCTGTACATTGAATTCCACTGTATAACACCAGATAGCCATTCAGCCTTGACTAGGCTGGCCGACATCAATTGGACGTATCTATGCCTAGTGATTGGTATCGCTTTATTCATTTCGATGTTAGCGTTAAGCTATATCCATGACATTCTGCTCTTTTTCAAGTTTGAGAAAGACGGTGATATAACTTATAGCTTTGTCATCACTTTGCCTATCTTTGGATTCCTCGTTTTGAGAAACTGCTTGATTGTCCTGTCTGATACTCAATTTGGAAATTTAATGTCCTTCGTTAGCGTCCCTATCTTTGGTGTCTTCTGGTCTCTTTCCAAAAGAGTTCTCAAATCGAACAGGAAGCAAGATGAGAACTCCGACAAGCATTGAGAATGTAAAGAACATGTAGGCCGTGAAGTCCCATTCTGGGATTGTGCGGCCTTTTTGCATGAACTCGATAAAATCGTGAATGTGATTCATTTTTTTGCTCCTTTCAGGTCAACTTAGCAAGTAAGGTTAATTTCACTTCTGCATAGCCGTCCTCGGTTGTGCTTTTTATTTCAAATTCCGTAAGAGTTTTTAACTCTTGACCATCCAAGGATATTTTATCTTCACGGATTTTGATTTCATTCATAGTGTCTCCTCTCTAACTACGCTTCAAACAAACTTCCTTGATGATTGGCAGTGAAAATCTCGTTTTTTAGCTCTGGGTCGCTCAACCCCCAATTTTCGATAAAGATAACAGCGTTCTTAAATTCTTTAGCAGGAATTTCTTTGCGTCTCACACCGAAACGATCAATGATTCCTTGGTTGATAGCGTGATATGCTTTACCTCGAATATGATTGTCACGGTAAGCTTTGCTTTTCTTGCCTTCTAGCAATCCAACAATTTTGCGGTTAACAAGGTTAGTCAATTTAATTTCTTGTGCAGCGTTCACTCTCATGTTGTCTTCTAGGTTAGCGATACGCTCCTCATGGTTTTCAAGTGCATCTAGCATATTTCTAGTAACTGCTAGGTGTGATACTTGTCTTGCGTGGTCTTTACTTTGACCGATAATGTCGTTTGTCATAAGATTTCTCCTTCAATCACATCGTCTTGTTCCAGTATCTCCGAAACGCTACGACTGAGACTATTTAGCATGGTTAGGAAAGTTTCAAGCTCGGTTCTAACTTTCGGATTGCTTAACGCTGGCTTAATATCCAGAAATGCAACACCGCCAAAGTTAGCAAGGAACTTGTTCCCTTTTTCTAAAAAGTTGATAGTGTGGCGGTAGGCAGATACTTGCTTTTGATAGCTATCTAGTTGCCCTTGCGACTGTTCAATGGCTCTTGTCAATTCGTCGTATTTAGCTGACTTTTCGTCAACCTCTTGACGTTGATTCATTAGCTCTTTGAGTTGTGATTCAATGAACTGCACTCGCTCGTTAGCCGCTTGCTCGCTATCTGAAAGCTCTTTGTTTTTTGCTAGTAGCTGTTTATTTAGCTCTTGTGTGGCTTTGTAATCGTCTGGGATGATTTCCTTTTCGATTACTTTTTCAGTTGGTTTGACTGCCTTGGCACGCTCAAGCTCGCCTTTAACCGCTTCGAGTGCTTGATCTTTGAGTTTTAGGCGACGCTCAAGCTCTTTATATTCTTTGTGGGTTTTAACATCCCCGTTGAATACTGCTTGATTGACTTCTGGATTAGCGGATGGTTTAGATACTTGGGCTTGCAACACTTTTGGTAAGCTTTCGAATTTTTCAATATTTGCTTGTTCGTTTTGCGAACAAACGAAATTGTAATGATTGATATATTCATAAGCTTTGGTTTTTTTAAACCCTAAACTTCTATACCATTCTTCAAAACAACCATAACCCCTAGTGGAAAGCTCCTCTTGAGCTTTGGCAAGTTGTTTTCCTATCTCGTAAGCACTCTTGCTTTGGATGCCGTAAATGATATTGGCACGTTCTTCCAAAAATTCTTTCGTCTTTGCATCGACTAAAGAGTAATTAAAATCATTTGTTGTCAATTCCAAAATGTTCAACTCCTAATTCTTTAATTCTTCTTTTCAGCATATTCTCGACTTCTTTATTTGAATATCTGACAGTTCTGATGCCGCATAAATAGTTAAGTAACATGTCTCTGTACTTGTCTCGCAGTCTTCCAACTTCGGTTTCGTGGGACTTTCCGTCTATTTCGTATGCTATGTTATTGTCTTTGTCATAAAAATCTAGTGTAAACTTCTTGACGCCCCATTTCTTGTACCCGCCTTTTCCGGTGCCGATAACAACCTGCTTCTCAAGCGACGGGTACATTAAGTGAAAAACTCGTTCGTGGGTTGTATCACTTGTTATCATTCTTCTTTTTGGTGGCTCGTTTATAATCCAGTCGATCAATCCGTTAATCATAGCTGTATTGTTACGAATCATGTACCATTGAAAGATTGTGTTTTCTTTTTCGGTTAATTTGATTTCGTTCATTTTTCTCTTTCTATTTTTGATATAATAGTTTTAAAAAATAATTGGAGTTTTATTGTGGAAGTTCTATCAAACAAAGCGCATTGCTTAATCAAAACATTTATTAAAATTCGGAAATCTAACAAACGGGGCCGAATTTACTACAAAGAAAATAAAGAATTAATAGATAATAACGATATTTTTATTCAGGAGCTTTGCGACAAAGGCTTATGCGTCAAAGACGTTTCTGGCGACGTAGGTCTCACGAAGAAAGGTCTTTATTATCTGCCAGAATACAAAGCATTCATGAAACGGACGCTATTAACTTCTTTATGGCTTCCATTCATAGTTTCTATTCTAGGAACATCTTTTACCTTGTTTCTTAATTATTTGATAAAACTTGTGATAGGCTTAATCAACTGTAAAGGGTAAACCAAATAACTTGTGGATAATCAGTTTGATAATAAGGAAAACCCCTACCCCAATAATTGAACCCGATATAGCGCCGACGATTGCCAAAAAGGTACAACCGATTATTAACCCGGTATCACTCCAAAACCAATCGTCAATGACGTCTTTGATTTTTTCAAAGGCTTTTTTTATTTTCTTCATGTTTGTTCCTTTCATAATCGTAGACTTGAATTAAATTCAAGTTTTACTGTAAAAAAATATCAAATACCGTACAAATCAGACGATTGAATGTGATATTTCTTACAAATACGCACCATGTTTTTAGGAGAAATTGAAAGTTGATTTTTCTCCCATGCACTTACCGTCTGAGCTGTAGTACCAACGCTTTCAGCAAACTTCTTCTGCGACAAGTTGTGTCGTGCTCGGAGTTCTTTGATTGTAATCTTTGGAACTGTTTTTGTCATTTTGTTCCTCCTCTCTAACTAACTTACAAACAAATTATAACTTGAATTAAATTCAATGTCAATGGTTTTGTTGATTTTTTTTCAAGTTTTTTTAGTTTTTTTATAAATCAACTTGAAAATTAGGAAAGTCTACTATATAATATTAATATAAACAGCAAGGAGAAAGATATGGATTTGAATAAGCAAAGAGGAAGTAGAATTGAAAGTTTGAGAACTAGCAAAGGCATTAGTCAACTTGAATTAGCGAAAATGTTAGGTTATAAATCTGATTCAACTATTTCAAAGTGGGAAAGCGGCGCTAGTATTCCAACGGGAACAAAAATTGTGAAATTAGCTCAAGCTTTGGGGACTTCGACAGATTACATTCTTTTTGGAGATGGTCCAGAAACAACCGAGGAAGAACAACCTAGCTCCCACGATATCGATGAAATTATAGCTAATGCCATGATGTTCGACGGCAAACCGCTTACGGATGACGATAAGCGGGCTATTCGTGGCATAATTGCCGGCTATATGAGTAGCAAGGGGGATTGATATGGTTCGCAAATCCAAACAATCTTATAGAGATTTAGTTACTTTGCTTGACAACAATGGGGTTAGTTTTGAACTTATGTCGAAAGGTAAAGCTATTACTTTTTTAGAAAAGAACAACTACTACTATAAAGTCTCTGCTTTTCGAAAAAATTTTAAAAAGAAAAACGGGAAGTATCAACATCTTGATTTTCAGCATCTTGTAGATCTAGCCACAATTGATATGTATTTGCGAGACACGCTTCTGGATATTGCTATTAATGTTGAACATTTTATAAAAGTCGAGTTATCTAGGTTAATTACTAACAATCCTGATGAAGATGGTTATACAATTGTTCAGGAATTCGCTGTCAATTACCCAACATACTATAACAGCACCTATAATCGGTTCAGACAATCTCGATATCAAAAGGATATGTTTCTAAAACGCGGGTCTGATATCCCGATTTGGGCGTTGATGGAGCACATGGATTATGGCTGCTTGTTAAAATTAGTAGGACTTTATTTTGATAAGTATAGGCCCAACTCTCTTCAAAAAGCTGTGACATTGGGTGATAACTCGAGACATCTCAGAAACGCTTGCGCTCACAATAATGTCCTGATGGTAAATGTATTCAGAGATGACGAAAAATTGAATAGAGTTAATGCCGTAGTTAATACGTTTGCTAGACAAAAGGGCGTTCTCAAATATCGTCAATACCGCAAAGTGAATGACCTTCTTTCACTCATTGCCTTATCAAATGCCTACTGTTCCACTGCGGTTCAATATCATCAAGGTTTAAAGATCCAAAATCTTATTGACCGAATGCAAAGGTATGCATCTGATTACACAAAAACGCCAGAACTGGTTAAAATGTTTACTATTTTTTGTAAAATCATTGACAATAAGTAAAACATTTTGTAAACTATTTTTAGTGGAAGACTGATTAAGTTCAGCGCCCTATGGCTTGTGCGTGCGCAAGTGTAAGGGAACAAAACGTCTAAAAAGAGCCGGTTCGTTTGTCGAATTGGCTTTTTTGCTTTTTTCTATAGAAACTGGTGCGAGGTGCTATGACTGAAAAAGAATTGCTTGAGCGATTCAATGTCTCTATCTGTGAGTTCGATTCTAGCCAGTGGCCACGAGATGGTTTTTTAGACCCTGTTAACCGTGTGGTTTACATCAATAAGGATTTACCTGCCGAAAGACGTTTGAAGGTCTTACTGCACGAATTAGGGCACCTAGAACACAACCCCAAACACTACGAGCGCCTGCGTGAGAAATATGAAGCTCAAGCTAATAGAAATATGATCCATGAATTGCTAAAAAATGAAAATCTGGATGATTTCAATTACATACACTTCATGGAAAAATATAATCTCACCACAATTTGTGATGAGACCTTTGTAAAAAATGAGTATCTAAAAATGATGAGGAATTGATATGAAACTTTTGAAAAAATACAAATGGTATATCTTAACAATTATTGTTTTATTCTGCCTTGGCTTAATGTTTGTGCCACGGTCTGGGAAGGAATCAAAGGAAACAAAACAGTCTAAAGCTGTTAAAGTGATAAAGCACACCACAAAGCCAAGTAAACATAGTTCTTCTTCGACTTCAAAAACTTCTAGTAGTTCAAGTTCAGAACAACCACAACAACCACAACAACCACAACAACCGCAAGAACAGACGCAAACCGAAGCTTCTCAACCTCAACAAGAAAAGCCTATTGATGGTGTAGGACCTACGCAATCACAAGTAGACCAAGCAACTGAACAATATGGCTATACGCCTGGATATGGCGGAGTACCTTCCGATTCTCCTGAGGTAGCAAGAGAACAAGCAGACCAACAAGCACGCCAAAACTGGCACGATAGTCAAGTTGAGTGGGCTAGACAACAAGGACTCATGGATTAATAAAAACCAGCAAATCTTAAACGATAAACTGGATAAAATAATTAAACATCTTGAAAACAAAAAAGCCCTACACTCACCGTCGCCAAACTTAGAGTGTAGAGCAAGCATCACAGAAAATAAAAACACTATCACGGTAAAACAACCTAACAAGATTGTGTCCTTTTTTCTGTACCCATTTTACCAAAAATAAGGAGATGTGACAATGTGGGTAGAACAATTACCAAACGGGAAATATAAATATTTCGAGCGTTATAAGGACACTTACACTGAAAAATGGAAACGGGTATCTGTAACGCTTAACAGTGGGTCTAATCGGGCAAAGAAAGAAGCTCAACGCTTGCTTGATGATAAGATAGCTGAGAAGATGGCTGGCTTAAACACTACCGACGCATCATTTAACGATGTGTTGAACGAGTGGTGGGAATTTCACAAGAAAGGCATTCGAAGGACTTCGATTAGTTCCATGACCAGCAATGTCAGGTATGTCGAAGAGAATTTCGCTGTAGATGTCAAAATAGCAAACATTGATACACACTATATCCAACGCTTTATCAACGATGCCGATGTTCCACGTTCAATCCTTGAGCGTGTTAAATCTATTTTAAACCTAACCTTCGATTACGCTTGCACTGTTGGTTATATTCCTAGCAATCCTGCAAGGCAAGCAAAACTTCCCAAGAAACAGCAAACGATGGAAGATTACGATAAGATAAGGAACAAGTTTCTAGAGATAGACACTGAACTACTTCCGCTACTTTCAGAATTACGAAAGCAAAAACGCACTTATAGAAATGCCATCCTTGCAGAGTTTCTCTTTGTCAGTGGTGCTCGAATCGGTGAAGCGGTAGCCCTTGAAACGTGCAACTACAGAAAAGAGGATGGATATCTTGATATTTTTGGCACTCTAGATAGTGTTCAGGGCTATAAGAGAGCTAAAAAAGAACCGCCTAAGACCCCAGCAGGCTACCGTAGCAACAAACTGACTAAACGTGAGATGGAATTGTTGGATGAAGCTATACAGATTCGGGATCTAAACAGGTCGCTATCAGACGATTGGGTGACCATGGATAGGGATTATATTTTTGTGACTGACAAGGGCGTACCACTTCAACGAAACTCATTTAACAACTCTATTCAAGCAGCTAACAAGCGACTAGATAAGCCAATTAACAAACCAATATCATCACATATCTTCAGGCATACGCTGGTCAGTTATCTAGCTGAGAATGGCGTCCCGTTAAAGGCTATCATGGATAGAGTTGGGCATGATGACAGTGATACAACGATGAAGATTTATACTCACGTCACCAACAAAATGAAGAATAAGGTAGTTGAAATCATTGATAACTTGCCCCTTTCTTGACCCTTAGAATAAAAAAAGACCTATCTACCAAGGTTTAAACCTTGATATGATAGGCTTTTTCTTTAAATC